CATGGTCTGAGCTGAAAGGTCAGGACGGCAAGTGGCTCAACAGCTACGCGGCGCTTGATCCTTGCGCTGGGCAAACTAAACCAAAGCCCAACAAGCTCTCAGACTATGCGTGTCTTTTAACCGGCATCAAAGATCAAAAGGGCAGGCTTTTCGTCCATGATGACTGGACCAAGCGGGCCGTGCCGACCAAACAAATCGAGGAAGTTTTTGAGTACTTCATCCAGTATCAATACCAAAAATGCGCTATTGAGACCAATCTCTTCCGTAACCTGCTCATGCCCAACCTGGTGGCAGAGCGCAAGCGTCGGGAGATCGAAACCAAGTCTATATTGCGTATACCGTTCTATGATGTTGAAAACGTGGAAAATAAAGAGAAAAGGATTTATACTTTAGAACCGAAGGTGTCGCATGGGTGGATTTTGTTCAACCGGGCGTTGAGCGAGACTTTCATGAATCAACTGTATGCTTACCCCCACGTTGACCACGATGACGGACCCGATACGCTTGAAATGCTGTGGGGTTTAGTGAACAATCGGTATAAGGCCAGTTCTTTGAGCATTGATGCGATGGGGAGCCGATGAGCGATATTAATTTCCGTAAAACTGCATTGACAACTGTGGGATCATTTAAACCAGCCCGAGCCGGGATGCGTGCGGGTGTTGGTGTAAATCCTAAACCCTGCGCCATGCCCACAAAGGTCGGTAAGTAATGGCTCGAACAATTAGAAAAGGGCCTAAGCGCTGGACTGGCGCTCCGTCACGGTTGCAGCAATATGCGCGCAATAACCTCGGTGTCATCATGACCGGGGACATGAACAAGAACAAAAAATTTCGTGATGAGCAGCTTGACATCTACGATCAGTATTACGAAAACCGGCAATACGACGACCTCATGGATTGGGAAGAAGCTGCTAAGTCTGATGACTACATCAAGATTCGTGAGCGCAAGCCCCGAGTCATTTTCAACTTAGCTAAGGTTTTGATTGACAAAGTTGCTGCAAAGCTTGTTGGTTCCTCAGTTTTTCCAAAGTTCATAGTTGAGGAAGATCCAGAGGACACAGAATATTTCCGCTTGGTGCAAAAGGTTGTAGGCTTCAGACGCGCACTTCTGCAACCAATGAAGCACACGCTTTTGTCTGGCTCTTGTTTTGTTCGCTTCTACTTTGTGGAAGGGATCTGCAAGCTTGAGCATTACAATTCCAAATATTGCTATCCAAAATTTGATGACACTGAAGAGCTTGATTCACTAACAGTCAAGTACGTGTTTGAAGATCCAGACGATCAAGACATGAACGGCAAACCAAAACTCAAGTGGTACAAACTTGAGATGAACAAGAACAAAGATATTCTGTACGACAATCCAGAGTATCGCGAAGGTGTGACCGATCCTGATTTCAAAGTCGTTGAGGAAAATGAGCACGGTCTCGGTTGGGTCCAAGGTGAGTGGTTTCGTACATCAAAACATAAGTTCACACCCGATGGTGATGCTTTAATAGGCGACATCCTAGATTTTCTTGATGACATGAACTATTCACTTTCACAAACATCGCAAGCAATTTCCTACAATCAAGAACCACAACTCACAGTCAACAATGTTGATGCTGACGAGCTTGATGAGTTAATCAACAGCAGTCAGAAGGCTTGGGATCTCGGTCGCGAAGGCGAAGCCAAGTTTGTAGAATCAACAATGACAGGCGTTGAGCAAGCGCGTGAATCCAGAACCGAGTCCAGGCAATTCATGTTAGAAGTTGTCCGCTGTGTGCTTCACGATCCCGAGAAGATGATAGCCAATGCACAGAGTGGTGTAGCGCTCAACGTACTTAACGCCCCACTGGTAGAGCTAATCGACGAGCTACGCACACAGATGGAGCCACAGTTTGTCAACCTATTAATCAAGGTTGGCATGAGCATGGTAGAGCTTTCGGACCGGGGCGAAGAGACAGCCCTGGAGATCAAGCCGGGCTTCATGCCCACAAGTCTTGATATTACTTGTCAGTGGCCTGCGATTTATCCGCTCACAATTGATGACATCCAAAAGAAAGTCATGACGGCCAATAGCGCAGCTCAAGCGCATATTGTTTCACACGCGACACTAACCAAGTGGGTAGCCCCTGACTTTGGGGTTGAGAATGTCGATGAAGAATTGCAACAGATCCAAACCGAGGCAGAGACAATGCCTTGGTTAAACCCTTTCGGCGCTTTCCCAATGGATGGCGGCGGCGGTCCGGGTGGCAAGTAATGTTGTCTTTCGTCGTATTAATGGCCGGGTCATTCCTATTCGTGTTGATGATAATCGCGGGAGTGATAAGCAGGACAAACAGAAGCAGCTCGCAAGAGGAGTTGCACAAACGGCAGCGGGTGCGGCGGTGGCGGGCATATCGGGACATCTTGTCTCAGGAGTCTATAAGAAAGCGGTACAAGCAGCCCAAAACTCCAGGCGTGACTATAAGTTTGGTAAAAAAGCGCGGGATATGTTCGCCTCGGGACAAATGAGTTTTTTTGAAGCAGGACATGTGAAATCAGGCGAGGCAGTCATGCGCTCAGCGGTTACAAAAAGATTTCTTGCGCGCTCTGCATTCAGGTTACGAGATCCATTATTAGCGGCCGGGACATTGGCAGGAGCTGGCCTCATTTACGCTGGAGTTAAGAATGTTCAAGAGTCAAGAGACAAAAAAGTTAATCCAGAGGCAACGGCGGGAGCTGCTACTCTTGTGGCTTCTGTACTTAGTTCCGGCTTTTATTATCATGGGGTTGGCGTGCGCCGTGCTGTGGATCTGGTGCGAAACGTAGTGGCCAGACACAGAGGAGTTAGGAGGCCGGTTCAAGTTCCATTTCCTGGTAAATATGGACCGACAAAAATCTAATGCCTGATTTTTTTGATGAAGTAGACAGCACTGGAGTTGTAGAAGATCACATCCAGCGCGTTTTAAAACTCGAACATTCGCAAGCCGAAACGATTCTCGGAAACTTTCAGGAGATTCAAAATGAGCTTACAAATAAACTATCGCGAGTTAGATCTTCGTCATTCACGGCGCAACACTTGCGCGGGGTTCTTGCACAAGTGCAGGGGTCAATTGAAGCACTTACGAAGTCACTTGGTGGGGAGATGGCAGACGGCGCCTTTACGGCCGCGATGGCAGGGATTGAAAATCTTTTAACAGAGATCAAGGCTTTTGATTCAGAGTTTTTGGGAGCTGTGACACCGATCAATCTTAATGCTGCGATCTTGGCGAAAGACTCAGCTAACTTTTTGGTAACAAGATACGGCACTAATCTTGATAAATATGGCAATGATCTTTACACACAAATCTCAAACGGATTATTTGCAGCCACTATAGGCGAAAGCTCATACAGTCAAGTGATTGGGTCAATTGGGCAATTCTTTTCTGCTGAAGAGTGGAAACTTCATCGGGTGGTGAGGACTGAGCTGCACAACATCTACAATTACGGAAAGCTCCAGGGGATGAGAGATCTTCAAGATGATGAGTTGCCAGACCTTATGAAAACACTCATGCATCCAATGGATCAACGCACAGGATTAGACTCTAAATACGCCGCTAGCTTAGCCCTGGCGGTGCCGGTCGATGCACCCTTTGAGTATGAGTGGAATGGAGTCTTAAGACAGTTTCTAGCACCACCAGACCGGCCAAACGACCGCGCGATCCTTGTCCCCTACCGCAAAGAGTGGGGTGCAACCAGGGGTCCTGCGTTCATCACCGCAAAATTTCCCGAAGCCTGACGCTTTTCCGCCCTCCCTATAACAGCACCATAATGTGACTCTGAGTCTTGGTAATCACCCTGGCGGTGGTTCGAAAGGCTGGAAAATGACTCTAGAAGAGTTACAAGCGGCATGGGATGCGGCGCTAACCGCGCTGAAAGCAGACCAAAAGAATGCGACCTTAAAAAAAGCAGCAGATGATGCGCAAGCAGCATTTGAGGCTAAAAAAGCGGAAGAGGAAGCCGCAGCTAATGAGCCTGACCCCGAGTCGGATGACCCGGACGAAGAGAAGTTAGATGCGAAAACGAAAGCGTACCTTGCAAAACTGCGCAAGGAAAACGCTTCTCATCGAACCAAGAACAAGGATCTGGTATCCAAGTCCAAGGAAAAAGATGAGAAAATCAAAGCGATTTTGAAAGCTGCGGGCATCGAAACCGATGAAGACCCAGCTAAAAAAATCGAAGCGCTGACCGCACAGACGCAAACAGCCGCTTTCAGAAATGCTGTACTTGAGAGCGCATTGGAACACGGGATCGGGAAAGATGATCTTGAATTCTACGAATTTCTGGTTGCGAAAGCGGCCGGACAACTAGGAGAAGACGAGGAACTTTCCGAGGACCAAGTAGCCGAGATCGTTAAACAGGTCAAAGCGAAAAGTGCAAAGGGTAGGGCAAACACCACGGTTGGAAAAGGTAAGGATGGCAAGGGCGATCCAGATCCAGATAACCAAAGCGGTGTTACTTTTGTTCAGTTTTTGCGAATGGGCATTGCTGAGAAAAGTGCGCTCTACACCAAACATCCTGACGTGTACAACAAATTTGTACAGCAAGCGAAACAGGAAAGAAAACTCGTTCAGAGTTAGGAGAATTTTAACATGCCGTCAACAGTCGCCGCCGACTTCGCGTTCACACCGAAAGTTTGGCAGGATCATATCATGGCGTATTTTGACAGGAAGCTTGTTTATGGAGCGTTCGCGCTTCGTGATGACAGCTTGACTGCATCGCCTGGTTTGACCCAGAATTTTCCCTATTTTAAGAAAATA